GCTTGTACAGATGAGGATAGAACACAAGATATTGCAATATACACGAAAACAGCAGCTGAAGGGATCGCCAATGTTCGCGTGCGGTGGGGATCGTCAAAATTTAATTATGGCGGTTCGGTTTTTTATTTTTCTGTTGGATTCCACCCCACCGGAGGTGCATTAGATAATGATTCTTTTTTGCTTCAGAGAGATATTGCTGGTGTTTCTGCAGGCGACTTTGTAATTGCTGACTATTATACAAACGGCGGCGCCGTGTGGGGACCGAATAGTTACTGGCATCGGTATAGACATCTCACGCTCGCTTATTATCAAACAGCAGGCGTAGTGTCGGTTAATATTGATGTAGGATCAGGAGAAGAGGTGGGCGATATATCTTCTGGAACAATAGAAATATTCTTAGATATTGTAACCCCCGGTGATGGAACGACAATAAGCTAAAATGAAAAAAGATTTAAATAAAATAGCATATATAGAAAAAGCAATTGCTAAGAAGTTTGGACAAGAAGCAATTATAAATCCCAGTTCTGGTTGGACAGATGAAAAGGAAGAAGAATACCTCGAACAATTAAAAGAGTTTTATTCTAGACAACGAAAGAAAGAAGAAGCTGATGAGAAAATAGAAGAAGAGGGCTTTTTATTATCCAAAAATCTAATTAGTAAAGAAAGCAAAAGAGTTTGCCCAATTTGTAGCGAATATTCTTTTAGTATGAAAGACGATCTTTATATGAATAAATTTGAATGTTGTTACAAATGCTACATTCAATTTATAGAAGATAGAGAAGAAAGATGGGCTGATGGCTGGAGACCAAACAATGAAGCTGACAAAAATAAAACTTAGAGAGTTGATAAAAGAAGAAATGAGAATGGTTATAGCAGAAGAAGACAATCTAGATTTAGCTGCATTACAACCCGCAGTAGACAAGGCAGCTAAAGCTGCATTTGCAGCAGTCCAAACAGTTTCAAAAGATAAAAATACCCAACGAATGATACTTACCGCGTTGATTTCACAAATAACTAAAACAATGGAAGATCTATAAAAATTATAAATGGAGACTAATAAATGGCTAGTGTATATGATATTGTAAAAGGGATTAACCAAGCTGCAGCAAATGCTTGGGATGGTTCACATGATGAAAGATTTGTTGCCGAAGGCGACGAAAAGGTTGTTGGTCTCAAGAGAGAGCAAGGATGTCCTATAAATGATTCCAGAGTGATGGACGGCTTTAATGTTCGTATGAGTGGACCAAAACTTATTGTTTCCTATCAGTCAGAGATGCCTATATCTGATTTCCATAATACAAAGCTAGACCAAGAGCTAGAGCAAACTTATGCCGACATTACAAAGTTTCTAAAGAAAGAATACAAGAAAGTAACTGGTGATGCTCTATCTCTCAAAGAAGATGGCAAAGCTAGCTTCAGCCTCCAAAATATGTCTAGACTTCGCACTTGGATACAAGCTACGAAAACATATACAGTCGGCAATATGAAAGATGTAGTCGAGGTCGCAGAGCCTTCAGAAGATCGCTTAGAAGCCAACTTCAAGAAGTTCCTTGAGTTGAGCACAGACAAGAAGCCAGAGAACGTAACCCGAAAAGATGCTTAATGTCTTACAAACTTACCAAAGACAAGATAGTAAAAGAAGTAGTAAAATCTGGTAAAAACCCAGTATACTTTATAAATACCTACTGCAAAATCCCTCACCCCGGCAAAGGTCTCATTCCATTTAAAACATATGATTTTCAGGCAGAATTAGTAGATAATCTTGCCCTACATAGATTTATCGTTGTTCTCAAAGCAAGACAGCTAGGAATATCAACGATTACAGCAGCTTACGTTGCTTGGCTTGTTCTCTTCCATAGAGACAAAAACGTTCTTATCGTCGCCACTAAACTATCAACCGCAGCTAACCTTGTAAAGAAAGTAAAGATTATACTCAAGAACCTTCCAGAGTGGATACGAATATCAGATTTCGCCGTTGACAATAGAAACAGCATCGAACTCCAAAACGGTAGCCAAGTCAAGGCATCATCAACATCAGGCGATGCTGGTCGTTCAGAAGCGTTGTCACTCCTTGTTATTGACGAGGCAGCACACATCGATGGACTTGATGACCTCTGGACCGGTTTGTATCCGACGATTTCTACTGGTGGACGCTGCATAGCAATTTCTACTCCAAATGGTGTTGGCGATTGGTTTCATGAAGCATATGTCGGAGCAGAAAGTGGAGAAAACGAATTCTTTCCTGTAAGCTTGAAATGGGACAAACACCCCGATAGAGATGATAAATGGTTTGATGTAGAAACAAAAAATATGAGCAAAAGACAAGTTGCTCAAGAATACGAATGTAACTTTAATACTTCTGGTGATACAGTCATTCACCCAGATGATATTATAAGAATAAAAGGAATGATAAGAGAACCCACACATCGTGTAGGGTTTGATAGAAATACTTGGATATGGGAAGAACCTAAAGATGAAAATACATATTTATTGGTTGCTGATGTGGCAAGAGGCGATGGTGCTGATTCTAGCACATTTCACGTTTTCAAACTAGAAACGATGGAAATAATCTGCGAATACAAAGGAAAGCCAACTCCTGATATTTTTGCTGAAATAATTAATTCATCTGGGTTACAATACAATAATGCAATGGTTGTAATAGAAAACAATTCCGTGGGGTTTCACGTTTTAGAAAAACTAAAAGAAAAAGAATATTCTAACGTATATCACTCTAAAAAGGGTTCACACCAATATGTTGAGCAATATGCGGCAGAGGGAAACTCTTCTGTTGTCGCCGGTTTTACAACGTCAATGAAAACCAGACCACTAATTATTGCTAAGTTCGAAGAATTTATAAGAAATAAAGTAATAACTATTTATTCTAAGCGGTTGGCGAACGAACTAGATACTTTTATTTGGAAAAACGGTCGCCCAGAAGCACAAAGAAGTTATAATGATGATTTGATTATGGCTGCTTCTATTGGTTGTTGGGTTAGAGATACAGCAATTATTGAGAATAAAAAGGACATTGAGTATAAAAAGGCTTTTTTAAACGCTATGATTACTACTAAAACAACCCTAGACACCCGAGCGCCGGGGCAAATGAAAGCAAATATGAGCGATAGAATAAAGGAAGCACAAGATCAAATGAAAGAATTTGGCTGGATCATCAAAGGATAACAAATGGCAACGAACGAAAATAACACTAAGAACCCTCAATCACCATTATTCAAAAGACTAACCCGTCTTTTTTCTGGACCAATCATCAATTATCGTTCACAGAACACAAGACAACTTCGTAGGAGAAAGTTAGATAAATTTGCGAGAACATTCAAAGATGTTTCAGGACAAAAGTTTGAAAGAGCAGGTTACAATCCCATGGACAACTTTAGCTCCTTTAACATGGATACTCAGTCGCGCCTTACTCGTTATTCCGATTTTGATCAAATGGAATACATGCCTGAACTAGCATCAGCTTTAGACATTTACGCAGACGAAATGACTACATTCAACGTATACAACCGAATGCTTCGTATCCAGTGTCCTGATGAAGAAATAAAGCAAATATTAGAAACTTTATATTATAAAGTACTCAACATAGAGTTCAATCTTTTCGGTTGGGCTAGAACCATGTGTAAATATGGAGACTTTTATCTTTATTTAGATATTGATGCTGACACAGGTATCAAAAACGCCCTTGGTCTTCCAGCCCGTGAAATAGAAAGAATTGAAGGACAAGACAAAAATAACCCTAACTACATCCAATATCAGTGGAACAGTGCTGGTGTTACTTTCGAGAACTGGCAAGTAGGTCACTTCCGCGTATTAGGAAACGATAAGTTTGCTCCATATGGCACTTCAGTATTAGATCCTGCTCGTCGTATTTGGAGACAACTAATGCTTCTTGAGGACGCAATGATGGCTTATCGTATCGTTCGTGCCCCCGAAAGAAGAGTATTCCACGTTGACGTTGGTAATATTCCAGCACAAGACGTAGAGCAGTTTATGCAACGCTTCATCACTTCTATGAAACGCAATCAGGTAGTTGACCCAGATACAGGAAGAGTAGATTTACGCTATAACCCACTATCAGTTGAAGAAGATTTCTTTATTCCTGTACGTGGCGATATTAAAACAGAAATCACTTCCCTACCCGGTGGAACCTACACTGGCGATATTGAGGATGTAAAGTATCTTCGTGATAAACTCTTTGCAGCTATCAAAATCCCCCAATCATATATGATTAGAGGTGAAGGCGGCGAAGAAGATAAGGGAGCATTAGCTCAAAAGGACATTCGTTTTGCAAGAACAGTCCAAAGATTACAACGCTCTATCGTAACAGAGATGGAAAAGATTGGCATTATTCACCTTTATACATTAGGGTTCAGAGGTGATGATCTTATCAGCTTTAATCTCAGATTGAATAACCCATCTAAGATTTCTGAACTACAAGAGCTAGAAACTTGGGACAAGAAGTTTGCCGTAGCCGGAAACGCTACAGAAGGGTACTTCTCCAAACGTTGGATTGCTCACAACTTCTTTGATATATCAGATGAAGAGTTCCTCCGCAATCAAAGAGAGATCTTCTACGACAGAAAGATCGCAACACAGCTAGAACAAGTCGCAGAAGAAGTAACTGCTTCTGGAGGCGGTGGCGGTCTTGGAGGAGATCTTGGTGGAGACGACATGGGTGGAGACCTTGGCGGTGGAGACCTTGGCGGTGGCGATCTTGGAGGTGATGATCTTGGAGGTGATGATCTTGGCGGTGATGATCTTGGAGGCGGCGAAGAGGGCGGTGATGATGACGTCTTATTAGCTGAACCTGGAATGAAGCGAGATGATAAGCCTACAGTTTATGTCGATAAAGATGGAATGACAACCACACGAGATTCCAAGCACAAGATGTACCGTCCTGTAAAGCCAAATGAGGATAAACGAAAGAACCATGGTCCACGTTCACGTCAAATGACCGCTCAGGGCAGTCACGAAATGGCGCGCGCCCCCTCTCGCCAAGTAAGAATGAATCTTCCTGCCGGTGCTAAAGAGTTGTTAGGGTTAGGTAAAGGTATATTTGAGAACAAAACAACTAATTATGAGAAGGAAGAAAAAGAAATCTTTGAAGTAAAAGACGAAATAAAGAAAATATTTGAGGACTTGGAGCAAATCTAATGGCTAAACACAACAAGAAAAGAAATACCGCCTTCATCTATGAAGTTTTGGTTCGAGAAATTATTAAACAAACAATCAACAAAGATAAAGAAAAAAGAAACATTGCAATCGATGTGGTAAAAGAAGCTTTCAAAAAAGGCACAGAACTACGCAAAGAGCTAGATCTTTACAAGACCCTAATGGATACTAACAATCTAAATGAGAGAATAGCTGAAAAACTAATGTTCGAGGTCTCAAAGCAACATAAACAATTAGACCAAAAGAAAATCTTTAAAGAGCAAAGCCAAGCAATCTCATTAATCAATAAGAACATTTCTAAAAGTGTGTTTAACAACTTTGTTCCCAATTATAAAAGTTTAGCCACAATTGCACAGATTTTTGGACAATC